ATGTGCTTAATCCTTTTTCTGAGAAACCTATTGCAAAAGTTTTAATTACATTCTCAGCTCCGCCCCCGCCCTCTTGAGAAGCTAGAAAAATATAGTCATTAATCATTATTAGTAAAGAAATATCTATTTATAGAATCTTTAATATCATATCTATTTTTAAAAATATCTATCTTTTCTTTTCTAATTTTTATAAAAAAATTAAATTTTCCTGAAAAAAAATTATCTGAATAGTAGTTAATCTTATTTGTAAAATTATTTTTATCTTTTCTGTCGATAATAAAATCTATGCCATCTATGGCTATTTCATCTACAGCTCCGACTTTTGTACTAATCCAGGGAATTCCAAATTTACTTGCTTCAATTAAAACACTTGGCAATCCTTCAGATTTACTAGTGAGTAAAAGAAGATTTGAATTTTGATATATTTTTTCTAGGTTAGTTTCGATACCATTGAGAAGAACATATTTTGATATTTTTTTCTTATTTAATAAATCTATCAGTGCATTATTTTTTTTATCTAGCCCATAGCCCCAAAAGTTTATTATGATTCTTTTTTTGTTTTGCTCATCTAAGTCTTTTATCCAAAAAGCCAAAATTTCTATTAAAAAGGGGATATCTTTTACTTCGTCAAATCTTCCAACATATGAAAGCTTGAAAATATCTTTATTTTTGAGGTTTAGCTCCTCATCATACTGATTGAGCTCAATGTTGAAACCATTATGCACCACTTCAGATTTTTGGGGCGGTACGCCTGCAAGGTTGTGAGTTCTTTTACTAAAAAGATCTGGAAAAATTATTTTATTTATTTTATTAGATTTTGTAATAACAACAAAAAGAATATTGACCAAATAATTTTTAAGTTTAATTTCTGATCTTTCGCGCCAAGGATTTTGAATAGAAAAAACAATTTTTATTTTTCTAAAAATGAAAGAACATAAAAAAGATAATATTGCTCCATTGTAAAGCCACCCATAAATGGATAAATTCTTAGAATGCCTTCTGAGTTTTATGACTTGTAAAAGATTTATATCTTTAACATTTTTAGGTAAGTCCGAAATATCTTTTCTGTTAAAAATAAAAACATAGTGTGCTCTTTTTGAATTAAGATCATTTTCAACAAGTCTTTTAAAAGCTGTTTCTGCTCCTCCTAAAGTAAATTTATAGAAGAAATGAATATAAATTTTCTTTTTGATATTCAATCTAGCCGCACCAAAAATGCCTTCTGGGAAATTCTAAAATTTTTATATTATTTGCGTTAGCTACCTGTCTTAAATATGACTCTGAAGATTGATCAAATCTTTCCTTCTCCTTACCATCGAAATTTGAAATAAGATTAAAGACTAATCCTGAAATCAAAACTCTATATCTATTCTTTATTTTTTCTGATGAAGAAGATTCATATTTAAATTCTAAAAGCTTATTTGCAATGATTTTGTTTGAATCTATTATCTTTGATATTTTTTTACCAAAAGTAGATTCTGAAAGAATATCATTGTTTATTTCGGTATGATTTTTTAAAAATTCTACTATCTTAGTTATCTCATCATTTAATCCGATGTGTAAAGATGCTCTTCCTACTATGGATTTTTTGTCATCTGAGTTAGCCCCCACAAAAAAAGAAGGTTTCCCCATAAGAGCTGCCTCAAAACCAACGGAACATCCAGAATGTAATATATAGTCATGTTTTTGAATTGATTCTCTTATGTCTCCTCCCTTTTCAATCTCAATAGGAAAATCTTCAAAAACTTTTTTTGCCTCTTTGAAATTTTCTAAAGGGTGAACTCTATAAGTTACTTTATAAAACTTTGAAAGTTTTTTTAAAATATTTATGACCTTAGGTTCTCTTTTTTTATGACGATTAATAAAATCGATTAGATCGTTTTTTTCATTTTCAGAAAATTTCCATTCAGATAGAACCGACTCCAAGTTATGACGTCCACCAGGTCTAATTAAAGAAAAAGTTGAAGAAAATAATATCGAATTTCTATTTGAAATTTTTTTCAATCCTTTTTTAAGATTAAATCTAGGATTTCCACTTTCAAGAATGTTTAAAAAACCATTTTTTTTAAAAGAGATAGTCTCTTCTTCTGAACATGAAATAACAAAGTCAACCAATTCTGGTTTAAGCCCATATCTTCTTTCTAAGGGGGTATCTCTTACAATAGATTCTTCATCAAGATAAAAATAACTACCACCATTTTCTTTTAATTTTTTTATTGATTCATTGAATCCTGGTTGAAGGCTTTTATGCAAATAATTGCCTTTAACTCTATGTATAAACTTATTTATGCTATTTTTAGGCGCTATTAAGACTTGTCCTCCACCATTGCAGATATAAATTTTCATTAAATCTGTTCTAACAAAGGCTTCTCTAGCCCAATTCTCGATAGGTAAAATTAACATGCTAATTATTGTTGATATAGAAAAGCATATTAGGGTTTACTTTTTTATCTTGAGAAGAAACTTTAAAATCTTTATATCCTGTTGATTCAAAAAGTTTTTGACTGGCTAGATTATTCTTTAATACTGCCGCTACAAAGATTTTATTTTTAAAGATTTTTTTAGCTTCATTAAGTGCAAAAGCTGCAATACCTTTTTTTCTAAAATTTTCATCAACATAAATTCCTATTTCTAAGATGTCTTTTGATGGCTCGCCAAAAGTAGGATTTATTAATTTTACGTAACCACATGGACATTTATTTTCTAAAACCGTAAATAAGATATGGTCTTTCCTGATAATCCATGATTTTGTTGCAGAAATTTTTTCTTTAGTGAAATTCTTCCAATTTAAAAAAAGAGCATTTTTCTCATTATTCCTCATGTCATTATAAAAATTTACGAAATCTAAATTATTTGAAGAAATTTTTAAATTAATGCTCATTCTAAGTGGTTCAGTTTTACAGGCTCATCTTTTAAGACACTGGATTTTAAACGCTTTCCAACAATTTTAAATATATTTTCTGATGGCAATCCTAGGTTAGGCCTTACTGATTTGAAATCTGAGATTTTAAGGATACTTCCTTTTTTAAGATCTTTTTGATAAAAAAGGCTTGATCTGAAATTTCTTCCCTTTAAAGATATTTTGTTTGGTTTCTTATTCAATGAATCATATATGACATTAACTGTGTTGCAGAAATCTGAGAACTTGTCACTACTTAAAGAAAAATGAGAATCTATTGATTGTTTATCTTCTTCTAGGCAGACGTGTTTTTCAATAATTGTTGCCCCTGCGCCAATTGCCGCCGTCGCAAGTTCTTTACCAACGGTATGATCGGATACTCCAATAGGTAATGAGTATTTTTCTTTTAAATATTTTATTCTTGATAAATTATAATCTTTAGCGTCTGCAGGATAATCACTTACACATAACAATAAAGCCAGATCATTTTTACCTTTAGATTTGATAAAGGAAATAGTTTTTTCTATCTCAATGTCTTTAGTAGATCCTGTAGAAATAATTATAGGAATACCAGTCTTCACAACCTCATTAAGAAGAAGAAAATTAGATGATTCAAATGATGAAATCTTAATTAATTTAAGTTCATTTTTTATTGCAAAATTTAAAGAATCTTTACAAAAAATTGATGTGAATATTTCAATTTTCTTTTTTTTATAGTTCTTGAAAATTTTTTTTTGTATTTTCCAATCTAAACATGACTCTGTGTATAAATCATATAAAGATCTTTTGTGCCAAGGACTACTTTTATCGGAAATAATAAATTCTTCTTTATGAGAATTAATGGTTAACCCATCAGCAGTGAAAGTTTGTAACTTTGCATGAGAAAACCCAGATTTTTGCGCTCTATCAATCAATTGAGCACAATCATCAAAGTTATTTTTGTGATTACCTGAAATTTCTGCGATAGTAATGAGCCTATCGAAATAATTATTCATATTTATTGATATTTACCCTTTGAGAATTTATAAAATCTCTAGAGTATTCTATAGAATTATTCAATATTAAATCTAAAATAGACATGTATGGCAAAAATACTTCGCTCTTATTTTTTAATTTTTTTTCATATTGATTAGGGACATATTCAAAGCTATTTATTTGAATATTGTTATTTTTAAATAAATTCTTGCTCTTTTCCTGAAATAAATAATCTGCGCTTGATGGGCTTAAATAATAATTTGCCTTTAGATATTTTCCAATAGAAATAATTTGGTAGAATTTTTTTAGCTCTGGATTATTTTCGTTACCAAGATTTATATCTAGTTCACTACTTTTAAAGAGTTTAGTTTCAATATATAAAATTTCGCATATATGTTTTATGAGTTCTACATTTGCATCTCCAAGATTCTGATCTTTGAAGTAAGAGTTTTGAATTAACTCACAAATATCGGCTTTTAAGTTACTTTTTGGAAAATTTTGATTTAGAGTTTTTATTAATTTGTTTATTGATCTATCTTCAGCTATTGATGCTTCTTTTAAGGAGCAAGTTTTTTTTAGATGTTTGATTGGTAAACTTATTAACAATTCTTTTCCATTGATGTTTAATTTATTCCTGTGGTGCCAGCTAAATCTGCTAAATTGAGCGGTATCAAAAAAACAAAATTTTTGCGTTTCTTTTATTAAAAGAAAGTAGCCAATCCAAGGAAAAAAAGTGGGTTGCATTAGTGAAAAATTCTTAACAAGCATTTAATTTTGGTTTATTTTAAGATTGAACTTTATAAATTTATTTAATTCCTTCTGATGGAGATTTTTGTTACTTTCAGAAATCACTTTGTAGTTTTTTCTAAAAAATAATTTTAATACGTTGTATAAAATTAATGGCATGATTTTCCAATTTTTCGCGAAAGCAATAAAAATTATTTTTAAATAGCTTCTTTTATTTTTTTTTGAACCTAATAATTTTTTTAATCTATGTCCGATAAAGTTTGAAATTTGACTTACAGATGGATTTTTACAATGGGATAAAAAAATTTCATGTCTAATAATAATATTTTCGGCAATATAATTATCAGGAAAAAGACTATCTTTTGGAATTCCTAAAATTACGTTTTTGCCAAATATATGGACTCCCATAATTTGCATATTAGTAATAAAATCAAAAACAGGATAAATCCTTACTTCATCATCCGGATTTTCTCTTAATTTTTCTAAAAAAATATCATCACTTAATAAAGTCATATCTCCATCTATTTTTATTTTTACAAAACTTGAAGTATTGAAAAATTCGTAAAGTTCTTGATGCGCAATTAAATTATTTTTAAAACCTATAATTTTAAGATCGAAAAAATAACCAAATTTTGAGATGCGATGTAATCTTCTTAGGAGACTAAAAATCTGATATTCTCCAAACCAAAGAATACCTACTGATATTTTATTTTTAGATGCATTGTCACCTAAAGAAAATTTCCAGTTCAACTTATTGCTTACTTTTAAAAAAATTTAATGGCTAATTATACCGTTGAATGAAATTTTTAAGCATTTATTGAAGTTATAGTATTTTCTATTTAAACGGAAGTAATTTTAGTTAATATTTTTTTAACTCTTTAGTAGTTGAGAAACCCTCATATGATTAGTTTTTTATATCTTGCTCATCGGGACTTCTTGGAATCAGGAGCTCTTGAGTTTTTCTCTATATTTATTAAAGGTTAAATGCTTTAATTTTATTAATACCTTCAATGTAATTTGCTAAGTTATACTCCGAATAGTCTTCCTCTTTAGAATGAGCGACAAAATTTGACTTTTGGCCTTCAAAATCAGAAAGCAACAACTCTATTTTTTGGGAAAGCTCTATGTGATTTGAGAAGATTGATTCTGTTTTAATCAAATAACGCAAATCACCATCCATACTATATCGGTTAATGAGCAAAGGCACTTGCATTCGAATAGCATCTTTGGGTGCTCTACTTGCTACCTCAGAGAAAGATGAAAAGAGGAAAAGACATTTTTTGAGGGGTTTAACACTCATATTAAGATTTTGAAATCCATGGAGAACAACCTTAATCTGATTAT